AGGTCGGAAGGCTTGGGCTTTCCGTTCTCAATTACCACATGGTCAGCAGGTTCGCCAATTTCGACACCTGCACCGTCAAGGGTAGAAACAAGAGCCTTTGCCTCATTATCCATGTATTCCATAGATTCTTCATCTTCCATCATTTCCTTATCGTCCATCATTTCCTTATCGTCCATCATTTCTTCAGAGCCGCCATATCCGCCGCGCTCCATTTCATCATCCATCATTTCTTCTTCCTTTCGGAGCGAATTCACTTCTTTCAGAAGTGTATCTAACTCTTCTAGTGCTTTTTCTAGTTTTTCGGTCATTATATCACCTGTTTTTTCTTGTTTTAAAATGTCAAACTTTGCTTCCGGGTTAATACCTTTTTCACAAATCGTGACTTCGTGCAGTTCTAACTTAGAAATTTCGTTATATTGTCCTAATTCTGGATTTGATTTCTTGACTTTCTGTAATGCTTGTCCACCAATACTAAAAGAACGGAGAGAACCTTTTCTAATTCCTCTATTAATCTCCTTGGCTTTTTCGATATCATCTCGTAGTTTGATAACAACAAAGAATCCTACATCATCAACTTCGGTTTTCCAGAGTCTTCCTGTTTTATCTCGGTAAGAGTCCACCACTTCTCCGACTTGAACATTTGAATGGTTGGTCATTACGTTTCTAAATGACTTTTGTTCCATGAATTTCTTAACTGCTTCGTTAAGTGCTTTGAGTGTAATCAAATCATTTTGCTTATCAACGATTTCAATGCTCGCATATCCACCAATCATTAAATCGTCGTTGCTTTTGAGGATTGAGAAATCTCCGTCATCACCGTTGGTCTTCAGGAGGGTTCGCATTCCTCTCATATCTCTTCATCTCCTTTGGGTATATAATGACCACGCTTCACGGCTCTGGAATGGTCAAAGTATTGAACCTGTCTTCGTAAATGTTCCATAAACCTTCATCTCCTTCTTTATCAGCCGGAGTCTGTTTATAGCCCGTCCACGCTAGCCACATCTTTTCATCCTTTACAGGGATAACTCTAAGATGTAGTTTAGTTTCAAACTTATTTCCCTTTAAGAAATATTCATGGTATCCTTCTTTTTGGACACCTAATTGAATATCACCTGCATCGAGTAAGTCTTCCCTATCTTTAGTTTTAGAAACTTGAGCAGGGAATTTTCCTGCTTTTCCAAACAAGTCAAAGATTGCATCTTTATCTGGCAGTTCAATATACCAAACTAAGTTTTCGTCACCAAGTTGAATACTAAGATCTAAGTTTCCATCTTTCCTAAGATAAACTTTAAACAAACCATTTCTATATTCTTGAGGAGTTTTATACTCAGACTTAATTAATTTATCTGTCTCAGCGAACAATTTCTTTTTAGACATATCATAACTAATACCGTCCCTTTCTTCAGCCCAAGTCATTAACTTACGCTCTTTACTTTCGAGAATATCTTCATATTCTTCCGATTTCTTTTTCTTCAAGAAGTTATGTAATTCTCTAACTGTTTTTGGGCCTTGTTCTCTTAAGAAATTGATGATAGATACAGTAAGTTTTGCTTGTTTTGTTTTCATAATTTCTTCGGCTTGTGCCTTCCACATATCTAAATCAGCGATAGCGTTCTTAGACATAAGATTAGATTCTTCAAACCCATAGATAGTAAAACCGTCGTAATCAGATTTAATGATTAGGGTAGCCTCACCATGAATAAAGTCAGTAACCTTGATACCTTTTTCCAAAGCACTAACGTCATAGTTTAACGATTTTTTCGTATCTTGTGATAACATATCTAAAGTTACGATTTTATCAGGTGCTTCGACTTCTGGAATTTCAATAACCTTTGCTGAGAAAACTGTGTATCTATCTCCGGCAGGCTTTACTTCATCAACTTTCACACGGATGATGTCGCCTACCTTAGCAGAAATTTTGGTGTTAAGAGCCTTGCCTACGTCCATGTAGGTCTTGCCTTCAATCTCCCTAAAGTGCTTACCTTCGCCTTCTGTTGGCCCTGCGCCGAGCGTGTATGAATACAGATTGCTCTTGGTCTTCTTAACATCAAGGACAATCAAGTCCAAATCAACAAATTTCTTCCACTTAATCCATTTAGGATTCTTTCTGGTTCCAATGTAGTAAGTAGAAGTTGCGTCTTTGATAACTACACCTTCAGATGTAGGCATTTCCATAATTTCCTTTGAATAAGATTCAACGTCTTTAAGGTTGTCCGCCATTCTAGTATCTTTCTTAGATGGGAAGGCTACCTCTGTTGAAGAACGAGAAGAATAATTGTTGAAAAGAATAGTAATTCTATCCTCAAATGGTTCTTCGACTAACGACCTGTTTTCATGTCGCATAATATCAAAAACGTGCGCTCTTAATGTAGCGTTTGGATATTTACCTTTGAACACATGAGCGATAGTATCTGCTCTATGAAGCGGTTCATCTTCATCAAATAAGATGAGTTCAGCATCAAGAATACAGTCTCCGTATTGTTTCTGCTTCATTTCTTTCACTTGGTCAGGACACTTATCTGTAATGTCCTTTTCATTATAAGAATAAATTTTGACCTTATCATCAATCTTATGAATTTGGATTCTCATACCATCGTATTTTTCCTGAATTACCCAATTGCCACTAAAACCTTTTAGTTCATTCAGGTCTTCAATATCAAAAATACGATACATTGGTTTGTTTGGGACTAAGAAATCTGACTGTGCTTTTTCTTCCACAGACTTCTCAGCCTTTTCAATTTCTTTAAGGTCATCTAACTTTTCTTCTTTGTGTTCAGAGAGATAAAACATTTCTAAAAGGTCAAGCGCAGAATTAACTTTGCTTTCGACCTTCTTTGAGTCTTTTCCATCACCGTATTGCTCGATGATGTATAGTGGAATGTCGTCCACTTCTAGGTCAAGGCCGGGGAAGCCGTCAGTAATTTTGTCCGGTCGCATGTCTTTAATGCTCCAAACTTTCTCAGGAAGAGCATCATTTCCGTCCCTTAAAGCATAGTGAACAAACTTAGCCATAGTCTCCGGTTCTTCTAGTAATACTTCAAGAACCTTATCTTTGTATTTCTTTGTGAAAGGGTCATTGGCTTCATCGGCAGAAAGCCTCATGTTTTTAACGCTTTCATAAACTTTAGATGCTTCGTTAGTTTGCGGGTTCAAAGCATCTTTGGCTTCTAATACATTTTCATTAAGGTAGTCTTCTAAGACACTTGAAAGAGCATTTGTCTTAGAATAAATTTCTTTTAGATCTTCGACAGCCCTTCTCCAACGACCCCCATATTCTTTGGGGTCTTCTCGCGCAGAAAGATACGCTACGCGAGTCTTCTCAAATAAGCGAATAATCTCTTCAGATGGAGATTCTTCTTTGTCGAGAAGAAGAGGCATATAAATCATCTAAGATTGATGAATTGTTCATCGGTTCTACTATGTCCAGTTCTACCGGCTCCACCATATTTTTGTTGTTCTATAAAATCTTCCATCGCTTTTTCATGAAGTTCTGCGATTCGTTTTACATGATAATTGTCTTTAGTATCGGGACTTTTACTCAGTTCCTTAATGTGATTGTCCATCATCTCAAGCATAGCGATTAATTTACCGGCGAGGCCGGGATAACCTGCCATTTCTCTAGGTGGCCCACTAAACTTAGCCTTCTTCATTTCTTGGCCTGCAAGACCATAACCCGAATGAGTTTCTTCACTTTGGGTCTTAATCTTAGTCTTATCAGCCTGAGCCTTTGGTCGCTTTAACTTGGCGTCTTCTGCTTCATGTTCGACTTCTTTAACTTGAGTCGGTTCACGTTGCCTAAGAACTTCAGCAGCCTTTCGAGCCTTTTCAATAGCAAGACTCACTAATCTTTCTTCGGGGGTAACTCTTTCCGGCATTTCACTCACCTGATAATTTCTTCACTACTTCGTGAATTTCTGACCATTCCATGTTAGCAACATCAGGAACACCTGAAGATTTTTGCACATTCATAGAAGGTGTTGGGCTTTCAACAACGACTAATCCTGACTTCATCAGGAGATTGTCGTCATTATAAACTGCTTTCTCAAGCATTTCAATCTTGGCCGTAAGAGCCTTTAAAATCTCTAATACATCTTCATTCATCTTTCTTAGCCTCCTTTTTAGCGGGATAAACTAAATCTTCTAATTGGCGATAGAGTAACTCATACTCCTTCCGTAACTTGCTAGCCGTGGCGACAATATCAACGTTGCGCTCATCCATTGACTTCATTTTCTTGGTTAAAGCCTTATCGGACTTGACTAATTCCATATCCTTAAGTAACGTAATAAGTTCACCAAGTTTGGTAAAGTCTTGACCAAAGAATTCTGAAGGTTCTGCGGTCTGAAGAGTTTTCTTTAAACGCTTACGTTCCTTTGGGTTAAGCGTATCTAAAATCTTTTGTGGAGATTTTCTCTCCTCTCTCTTGAGAATAATCTCTTTTCCTGTTTCGTAGTAATCCCACGTCATTCCTTCTCCTCCTCTAATCCTAGTTTTGCTGCTAATCCATAGAATTTAACCCACTTCTTCAGGTCTTCTAATTCTTTTCTCAGTTCTTTCACTTCAGAAAGTAATTTGTCTGCATCAGGCGACCAAGCCCCTGCATCAATGAGTTTTCTAGTAATGTCGGCTTTAGTTTTTCGACCTTCCTTTCCCCTAATGACCCCACCCAAGTAATCTACGGTTAAATCTTTGAGTCCATCTTCGGTTTCATATTTGACTTCTTCAGACTCTAATCCCCCTAGGACCGAGGCAATTTGATTACTGATCGCTCTATCGCTAGCCAAATTGTCTAAAATTTTACCAATTACTTTATCAATAGAACCTTCAAGTTCTCTTTGCATTTCTTTGCTTTTGTTCATCTCAGAAATCAAGAATTGTTCTTCAGCAGTAAAGGTTTTACCTTTAAAATATTCTAAAGCCTCGGCTTCATTCTCATCAGCAAGTTTAGCGACCTGTTCAAGCCTTTCCTTACTAGCGAATAATCCCGGCTTCACTTCAGAATTTTGTTCATTGATTCTCAAATAGTTTAGAATAATTTCAATTGAATTATATAATACGGAGTTGGAATATTCATCAATTGTTGAATTAATAAGGTCATCAATTTCTTCTTCTAATTTTCTAACCTTTGGGTCTTCAGCAACAGCAATTTCAAAGAGAGTTTTTCTTCCTTCATAACTTTTAGGATTAGGGATAGCACCAGATAGTGTATCAGAATTATTTCTAATTACTTCCTCAAACAACTTCTGTCTCTTTTCTTCCGACATTTTCAAAAAGTTACCTTTAATTTGAAATTTCGCCTCATCAATTTTTGCTAACAATGAAGCAACCTTGTTCTTATATTTTGCATCAGAAAGTAAAAGTTTGTGAAGTGCTTGTTGGCTTTCATCACTACCATCATCTTCATCTAATAAAGTCTTCAATGTAAGAAGTGTTTTAAATTCACTTCTTTTGATAGCAGGAAGAGTTCTAGAAGCATCAAGAAGTCTTTCCACTTTCTTAAATGGCGTCTTCTTTAACGCTCTCGATTGCTTCCTTTGCTCTTTTAGATTTTCTCTTTCGGCCCTTAGCATTTCCATAAGGTTAGATTTCTTCCCCTGAGAAAAAGGAGCCATGCCCAAGGTATCTTTAACAAATAAAGACATATCAGAAATAATTGAACTCTTTGCAGTTAAGTTATCTAAGATTTTTCTTAGATATTTTCCTACGTCGTCATAGCCTTTTTGATAACTCCTAAATCTAGTGGCTTCAACAATATTTCCGGCCTTATTTATTTTTAATTCATAAAAGATATCAATATCTTGAGTTGGTGAACGAACAACATCAATTACTTTACCGACTAATGGATAGGCGGCAGAATTTCTAAAGAAGTCAGCAAAAATACGATTGTTTTGTGCCCGACTATTTCTTTGTGAGTATCGGTCTGTAATATTTGCAAATTCTTTTAAAAGGTTTAAGTAACTTTCTTGGATAGAACCTTCTCCGATTCCAATTCCGGTAATTTTACTTTTACTAGAAATTTCTCCTGTTTTGCTGTATCTTCCCCTATCAGGAAACTGTCTAAGAGTCGGTATCTCTTTACCTTTTTCCGGATTAAAAATCTTTTGAGTAAAGTCTTCAATAATTTCCATTTTGGCGTTAAATTCTTTTTCAACCTCTACTGCCTTCTTTTGTAATTCTATAAGTTCACTCTTACCTTTAGTTAGTAAGTCGTTAACTCGCTTAATTTTCTGTTGAGGAACATCTCTATCTGAAGATAGTGCAGCATCTAAAGCATCACTTGTTAAACGAAGTGCTTCAACAACGAGAGGAAGATTGAGGAGAATTGCTTTATCAAATGGAATTGTTTCCTCTTCCCTTTTAATAGGTTTTGGGAGAGTCGCTCCTTTTAGATTATTTAAGTTAGGAATAAGAGCCTGAATTGCTCTAAGCCTATCAGTAGTGAGAGCAAGGTTAATTTGAGAACTTGCTAGAAGTTCTTCTTCTTTCTTCCCTTTGGTTTTTTTATACTGTTTCTTTCTTTTTTCAAGTTCAGCAACATACATTTTTTGTTGACTTTTTAATTGCGAAAGTCTTTTTCTAACGTTAGCAATTCGCATTAAGTCAGTATCAAAGTTTTCTAAATCCTTTCTATATTGTGAAACATAACTGTCCGTAATTTCTGAAAAATCATCACCCAACTCACCAACAGTTTTAGCAAATTCTTCCAAAACTTTTTGATATTCTTTTACTTGAGCATTAATTTGACTATCAGTCAATGCAACAGTCGAAGTAACTTTTAACTTATTTTCATTTGATAAAACTCTATTTAAAATAGCCGTAAAGTCCCTTTTAGTAGAAATTCCTCTTTTTTCTCTTTTAATTCTATCATCTGACTTAGGTTCTAATTGCCTCAGTCTTTGTAATACATTCTCTGCTGTCTGTCCCTTAGTCTTAGATTTAAGTGACTTGATTTCCTGCCTAATCGTAGAAATAGAAGAAGTTAAATTTTCAACTTCCTCTTCGTTAAACTCTTCACCCTTTCTTGCTTTTTCTCTTCTTAGAGAAACGGTCAAGGGTTCTAATTTCTTCTGCGCTTCTTGAAGTTGAGTAAAGGCTTCAAGAGTTTCTTTTAGTTTTTTAGCCTCTTCACTTTGTTGGCGTAGTCTGCCTTCACCAATAGAAATCTGTTCTTCCATTTCAAGAATAGAACGAATAGCATCAATATCTCTACTGTCGTAAAGAACTTCAAGAAGTCTAATAACCGTGATGTCTCCCTCGGCTTTTAGAATATCACCTGTTAAATGATAGTAAATATCATTCACTAACTCTTGAAAAGAAGAGTTAGAAAGGGAGACCATCCAAGACATTTAATCGCCTCAGAAGGGAATGTTTTCTTTCTTTCCACGACGACGTGGAGGAAGACTAACTACATCAGGAATATCCGTTGAAGTGGGAATAGACTTGTGTGTTGTGTCGGGAGCCGCTCCCATAGAAAAATCCCGATTGGGAGTAATTCTTCTATCTGCGTTTGCATTCTGCGCTTTTACTTTTGCTAACTCCTTTCGGAGAGCAATTTCTCTTTGTCTTAAATCTTCAGTCATTTAATCATCTCCTATTTTTATCGTCTAGCCTTTCCTCTAATTCCATTTCTTTTTTATAATCTAATCTATCTAAGTTAAACCATTCGGTATTGTTTTCTTCCGCAAATTCTTGCATAATTCTAAATTCTCTATTCCATTTATATGGTTTTTCCAAGAAATAGATAATATTTTGAACTACTTCAAATTCTGGACCCCAACGACCAAGTTGATACATAACGTGAACAAAAGAAGAAAGGTCATCCATTTCTAAATCTCGAACCTGTTTTTTCAACTTACTTTTCCACATCAAGGAATCCTCCTTTCGCTTCTTCTATCAACGTTTTGATTGCCTGCATCTTCAGGTAATCCCGTGAATCTCTTATCCGGTCCCACGCTTTGCCGCGCTTTATTCCTTGTGGCCGGTGGGTTCTCTTGGGGCTTAGGAGTTCCACCCTGTAACGCTTGCCTTTGCATTTCATCGAGGTCGCGTTGGTCAACATTTGAACCTGCTAATGGGTCAACCTCTGCACTTTCTTCACCTTTAGGTTGCTCTTCAGGTTTTGGTTCAGGTGGAGGTTTCTTGAACGTAAATTGACCATCTTCATCCATATCAACTTCAAAGCCAATATTTTTCATAGATGCAGCAAGGTTGATTTCAATTTCACGCTTCCTAAGAACAGCAATTTCATCTTCTTCTTCAGATGGTGGTAATTTAAGTTCCCAATCAGTAATACCGAATTGTTTAATAAGATATGGGAAAACGTAATTGTTATACACATTCTGGGCCATTTGAACTGCACGGTTCGTAACAAGGATTTGCATGCCCTCATTGTTCAATCCACCGCTTGTTGTGTTATCAGCCATAAAGACCTTGCTTACACCATAGAAAGCAGAAATTCTGTCGCGTAAATCATCCTTTACTGCGACATAATCCATTTCTTTTAGACTGTCCATAAACTTAATCCATTCAATAGCACCTTTGCCGTTCTCGGCTTCAATGCCCATTACAGGAATAAAGTGAGGGTCTGCTTCCATCTTTTCTTTCACAGAACGCCAGAAAGAACGCATGGATTCCATGTTTCTAGTTTGAACTGCAAGAAGACCGCGAGGCATTCGACTCTTTGTGTATGAAGAATTAACATAGTTCTCCATAGCAATTAGCGTCATGATTAGATTATAAAGAGTAAGAATAGGAGAAGTTCCATAGAGTCGAGAAGGGCTGTATTTGCTAAAGTGTAAGACCTCTCCTTCTAAGAAATATTGGTCTTGACCATGTGCGCGATTAACGTAATGAACAGGATGAAGTGCGCTACCACATTTTTCACAAGTTTGGTGAGGTTCTACAGAAAGAATATCTCTGTGATTTAAACAAGTAAAACCCTTTGTCCCTCTAATACCATCTTCGTCAGAATAGATGCTCATGGTTACAGGGTCGCCACGGAACATCTCTTTGATTCTATGCATTCTAATTTTGTTGTTACCATCAATGAAATATTCTTTAACGAGAACAATATAAGCATCGTCCATAATGTTAAGGTCATCCTCTAACTCTTTCAGAACATCAATAAACAACTGTTCTGCTTTATTGACGTAGCCTTCCAAGAATTTCTCAGCATACATCAACTGTTTAACATCAGGTTTTCTAAGGTCTGTTGAACCACAACGAGAACATTCTTCAACGGGTTTATGATGTTCCTTACCACAATTTTGACAAAGGGCTTCAAAAGATTTTTCCCAGACATAGCCTCTTCTAAAAGTTTCTTGCTTTAATTGGGTTGTGCAAGTCCTAACAATTACAGACTGTTGATGAAGAGCATAAATAATTGGACCCGTCATCATGTGCTGATAACTACGTTCTTGAATACCCATGTTGTAAACTTGCCTATCGGCAGGTTTTGGAGTTTGTCTCCGAAATAGATTAGTAATGGAGAAACGTCTTGGTCCTTCAGCCATGCTTAACGCCTCCGTCCGTCGCTTGTTCCTCATCGTTCAAGAGGGTGTCGGCATCCATTGGTTGAGGCCTGCCTGCTTTTTCCCAACACTTGCAGCAAAAACCGAAAGGTGCGTATTTTAAACCAAAAAGTTCAGGAAAATAACAGCACGTATAATATGTCCAATTAGGCATGACTACGCCTCTGTAATTTATTTTTAACACCATCATCAAAAGATTTCTTTTTGATAATAGGTTTTTCTGATTTGATAATAGTTCCAACATTTTCTAATTGGTCCATTACTGACATTTTACAATTATCTCTATATTTTTGAATGTCGTCTTTATAGATACCTTCCTTAGCAAAATCAAAACCAACATGGTCTTTATGATTCTCCCATTTCATTAACTTAAAAATTTCATCGCAACGTTGCTTATACCAATCTGCTTTCTTATATGACTTCTTCATTCTAACTAACTCAAGAAGAAGTTTAGCATTTCCTTTCTTTAATCGGAAATGAGGAAGACATTTGGTGAGAAGATTATGCACATCATCCTGTGAATAAAAGTTTAGACGATTAACAGGTCGGGTATCTTGTGGTGACTTTTGGTCGAGATGCAAACGGCCAAAACCAATGCTCTTATGCATTTCTTCCATGAAAGCCTTTCCTCTTTCACCCGTGGCGACTAAACCAACGCGAGGATTGAAGTTTCTATCCATTGTGATGTAACCATCTGAATCAATAAAAGCAGCAGTATAAGCCCAAACATTTTTCTTGATTTCAGAAGAGAATTTATAATAAGAACCGTTCATGCTAACGATATCTAACTTTCTGATAGATTTGCTAATAACTCTTGGAGTAACGGACTTATGTAGAACACTCGGCATCTTATCATAAATTTGCTCCGCGCCGATTCCGGGGTTCTCACAAACAGTCTTTAAAATAAAATCCTCGACTCTTTCTTTCTTTGATTTATTTAATGACTGTGTTGTAATCTTAGCAATCGAGTCTCTAAATCCTCTTTTTGCTTCAACCATTTCTTTATGTAGGCGAGAGTAGTCTTTACCGTAAGCCATGCCTTTTTGGGTTTGTTCTGCTTCCCAATACTTACATAGAGAATCAACAACCTCTCTTCGAATGTCTTTGTCTTTCATCTTGTTTAATTTTTCAAGGTCTTTCTCGTTGAATCTCATTTTAAGAAACGCAGTTTTATATGGAGATAACCAATGGATAGAATCAATGCACTTATCTAAATGATCAGAATAAGCATCAATCATACTATCAATTGCTTTAGACATTCTATCTCTATCATCACCTTTGAGTTGTCTTCTTGCATTTCGAAGGCTCTTGATTAAGTCAGGAATTGTCTGCTCCTTAACTACATAAGTGTCTGGAAAATTTCCTAGTTTCTTTCTTGCTTCAGTAAGATTGATACCTAAATCATTAGATAACTTGTTAATCTCTTCAAGTTCAGAAAGAACAAAACCTGTATCAAGAGAAGCACGAACCTCGTCAAAATTTACACCAAGCGTTCTTTGCGCTTCGTCTTTGACTTCTTGCTCTTCTTCATCTAATTCTGCTAAACGCTCCATCTGTTGCGCCGCTTGTCTATATTCTTCAGGAGTAGGCACATAATCACCTCAAAAATTCAAGCCCATGAAGCCTCGTTGGGGGCGAGAAGCCGTTGGGTTCCCACCGAATACGTCCAAGTCATCAAGCAGAATAAAGGCTTCTGAGGCCTGATAGGTGGCTGCATTCGCTAAAGCAAGACTCATCACCATGTCGTCATGCGCTCCAATTCCTTCAAATTTCCCGCTATCTGTGATAGCAAACATAGACATTTCTTCAATCAATGCAGACGTAACCCGACGGCTTTCTTCATTACCGTAAGGGAAATGAATTTTCTTATTTTCAAGAGTCATCTGAAGATTGAGAATAATTTCTTGCTTCTTTCGACGAGTCGTGTTGAAATCGTGAACGTTAATGTCTGCGACTTGACGTAACTCTTGCGTGAAAGACTTAGCGAATGTATTCGTTTCAAACAAAACAACTTCAGGTCGGAACATTGAGTTGATGAGTTTAACTTTCTGAATATTTTCTCGGAACTGAACATTCTTTGCGCGGTCAATATAAACCACTCTTTTATTTTCATTTTCATCCATTTCCATAACTGTGATAACGTTATAGTCACCATCAGTTGAAATAGCAGGGTCAACACCGACGAAGTATTTGAAACCTTCACGTCGCATTGGTTTCAAAATCAAATCTTTATTCTTTGCAGCATCTAAGTATTCTGGATTAAACAAACTTGTGCCTGTTGAAATAGGAACGCACATGTATTCTCTTGTGAACTTTAGTGTCCCAATTTCAGCCTTACGAGCCATAAGAGCATCATAGTTCCAACGGTCAGGCCATAGTGGTTCATTTAGTGAATTAAGACAAGGATAGGTTCTAACAGTATAGGCTTCATTTTCTGCTAACTGTTGGTAAATATCTGTGTAACTGAAAGGCGTTCCGATAACGCGAAGTGATGCGGTATGGTGAAGCGTAGGAATCATGTCCCCATAAAACCAATCAGTAACCTTTTGAATAGCGGTCATGCTAAATTCTTTCAAAGGGTCGTCAATCACAATCTCTTGTGGGTGAAGACCACGAATCTGAGAACCAACGGAACGTTCAAGGATTTGGTTTCCATTTGTGAGAGTAATGTTTCCAATCGCCCAACCGCGAGCAGGCTTATATTTCTTAAGATAAGGATGCGCGAACATCTTATCAATGTCTCTCATGTGAACAAGAGTCTGCTTTTGGTTCGATGAAATGTAAAGCATTTGATATGGTGGCTCTTGGAAAACTAAATTCCAAACAACCCAACTGTGCATAAACACAGACTTGCCGTGGTCACGGGAACAGATAATGACTGTTCTTTGTGTGCTATTCATTAATTCATGCCACTCTTGAATATAAGACGGGAAATCAAAACCTAAGACCTGCTGAAAGAAATATGGAAAAGAATTAGCGGACAACTTCATGTCCATCGCTTCTTGGAGGTCTAAAGGTGCAGCCTCCATTAAATCCACACCATCCAATCTGTTGTCTTCTTAATGTCCCAAGCGTGGTATCTTGTTGCATTCCTAAAGTAATCCAATACTTCATCAGGAATAACTTCGTGAGTTTCCGGCCTGTTTCCAGAATCAAAACGTTCTGCTCCCTTTTTGGTAAAGCCTGCAATTTTAGGAATGCCTTGTAATTGACCTACATAATGGTCCCGAATGATTTTTCCATAGCCTGTTAGGGCAGAACGAAGACCTCCTACATATGCGAATGTCTTTCCATTTTTTCCTTTTCTCTTTGCATAGCCGCCTACCGCGACAAGTCTTGGTTCACCTTCGACTCTTTTAACTACACCAAAAAAGGTATCAATAGGGTAATCATTTTCTAATCCCTTTGCGGCACGGGTTTCATATGGGTCCACTTGAGGATTGCTAGCATTGAAAAGTTCAACGACTTCTGCTTCATTTGCTAACTGAACGATAAGTTCATCTTTATCGCCTAGCAATTGGACTAAGCGAGGATGAGCCTTAATGATATTCCACCAAGACATTGAATCACCTACGGCTCATTCTTCTCCGGTATTGTTGTTTAGATTCACCGGGTCTTCTAGCATTACTGCTTCTTCTCGGGCCTTGAGCAACAGGTCTTGCAGTAAAGGGATTAGTTGGTCCGCCTTGTCCTTTTCTTCTAGAAAGTTCTCGTCTTGCTCTTTGTAATCTTTCTTCATCCCTATCCCAAACAGATAGCATTTTTCCTTTTGGTAGGCCTAAAGCCTTTTCACTTCCAAACCTATTAAAGTTATAGTAAGTGTCTAATCTGATGGTTTTTCCTCTCTGATTGTTAAAAACTTGAAAAATCACAGAATCAAAATTTGTTCCATCAGGAGAAACAAATGCCCAACCGTCGCTATTGGGGCTTAACTGAAGTAACTTATCTCTAAGCATTTGTCCTTGTCTCTTACCGCCTCTTTGTTCAAATCTTGCTTTATAATGGTCAGTTGCTAAGATTTGCAAATTTCCTTCAGTAAATGTATCGGAGCCGTCTTTGTGGCTAGGGTCTTTCCCGTGGCGATAACTGCTTTGTTTCCACCCTTCTCCGGGATTTGGAAACAATTTAAGAATATCTCGCCAAGACATAATATCACCATAGTTTCTTGCAGGCTAGACATTTTGGAGTTGTGATGCGTCCCTTACATTGGTCGCAATTGTGACGCGCACGGAAGTTTTTACGTCGCTTTGCGCTTCTGTGGGTTCCACCACCACGATTCTTTCCTTTCCTTTTATAGTTGCCGTAACCCTTTGCTCCGGCGTGAATTTTCTTACCTTCGTGGGTAAGCATCATAATTTTCTTACCCTTTCGGTCAGAAGGATAAACGCGACCAACGCGCATATCTTTTTTGTCTTTCTTCATGACCTCTTTCCAATCAGACATATGCATCACCTATCATGTAGCCTAACATTTTTCCTGCTTTTAAATCACTAGGATAGTGGCTTCCCATTTGCATTCTAGATAAAGATATTTTGTTAGCCATCCGCTTTAATTTCTCTGCCTTATCAGGATATTCCTTACTTAGAACTCTTTCTAAGCCATGAGCCATCATAGAGTGTCCGCTTGGAAATGCAGGAGTGTCGTCAGTTTTTGTTTTAGTTGTTTGAATTTTATCTGAAATTTGATGAGGTCTTGCTCTTTGATATTTCATCTTTAAAGAAAGGGCATAATAGTTAATGTCGTTAATTAAGTCTTGATAGTCCTCTCTTTCTTTGCCAACAATACTAAGCATTGATTCTGCGGGCTGTAAGTCAGCAACATCCATTTCTTCTGGAGTTAATTCTTTTTCTTTCATTACCTTAAGAATTTCAGGTATTTCTGTTTCTTCCTTGGGGTAACTTAGTTTGGGAATATCTAGTTTTAGTTTAGGATTTCTCTGTAAAATTTTCAATTTATCCTTAGAAAGAGTCCCCTCCCAGACTCTCTTTTTAAGAATATCCATCCAATTCATTAAATCACTTCTTAGGTTTGTGAGTATAAATGTCTCCATCCTTATGCATGAAGACCTTACCTTCTTTTTCCATCTCAGCAAGAACGCGCTTAATTTCAGACTCTTCGCCAAATTGCTTCAGGTTTTTCATACCCAATGCACCGCCTTCCTTTTCGATTTCTCGGAGGATTTTATCCTCCATACTTTTTTTTACATACATGTCCATTTGTCTAGGAATTTCAGAAACCGGAGTAGGTTTAGCACCTCTATATGCTCTATCTAAATCTTGCCTAGTAATCGGCTGTTGGCTAAGTTTATAAATTCCCTTAACGTTGTTTTTAAAACTTGGGCCGAGTCTTTTTCCTAACTTTCTAAGAAGTTCATTATAATACTGCTTAACGGAATCATCCAAAAATTTAAAGCCGCGACCCACAAACTTTTCAAAATTATCGGACTTCTCTCGCAGAATAGCAAAATCTTTTCCGGTAATTTTTCCGTCCTTGTCGGCATCAATTCTCTTTTGATTACCGACAAGTTTCTTTTCAGTCTCTAACTTTTCTGTGCCGCAATGGGCTTTAAGAATATCTTTCCAAGTCATTTCTTCACCTCATTTTTTCGTAATCGCTAATAACATCTTCAAATGCTGCTTTTAAATAATCAATATGTCTTAGGTTGTATCTTTTTTGCCCAACTGCTATCTGTAACTCTATTGCAGATTCAATTAATTCACCAATAGTCAAATAAAATTCTTCATATGTTGGTTTTGATTTTTTGAACTCTTTTTTCCAAGTCATTTCTTTCTCTCCTGAGTCTTTTTCTTTTGTTGCTCAATGAATCTTCTATAAACTGCTGCTTCAGATGTTTTGCCCATCTCTCTTGCTCTTTGTTCCATAGCGATTGCTGCTTGAGTTTTATGTG